GAAGAAAGCAAAGAAGAGTAATGTATATTTTACTAAAATAACTGAATATGCAATATTAGGGTATAACAAAGTACCTGATAATCCAGTTTTACGAGAACGAATATACCGTAGATTTATATATCCAGCATTCATGAAAATGGCAGAAAACTTAATTAATACGGTTAAACCTACTTATATTGATTCGTCATTCAATGATTTACAAACTGATTTAGTAACGCATTTAACAGAACGGTTAAATAAATTTAATCCTGAATATGGTAAGGCATATTCATATTATACCAGAACATCGTATAACTATTTAATTGGTGAGAATGATAGAGCTTATAAGAAATTAAAAGCAGATTCTGATGAATTAGATATCGATGAACAGCGCAATGTAATTACCGAAATGCATAATGATGAAATGGTCGAAACATTGCAATACTTTATGAATGCATATATCAATCATTGTTATAACAATTTAAATTACATATTCACAAATGCATTAGACATACATGTAGCAGATTCAATTTTACATATTTTTGAGAATCGAGCTAATATGGATGATTTTAATAAAAAACGATTGTATATTTTAATAAGGGAACGCACGGGTTTAGATGGTTCACAAACCGGCGTAATTACTCGAGTAGTAAAAACACTTAAACAAATATATGATGAAAACTTTTTAGAATACGAACAGACAAACTTCATAAATCTTCCTTTTTGATATTTATATTAAAGGAATTTATAAATGGACAAAAATGAGGAACTGTTTAAAGGAACTAGCTTTGCAGATTTAATGTCCGATGTTTATCATAACTCTAAAAAGAAAGATAGACAAATAAACCAGCTTATAGCTCAGTTATCGCCATTAATAAAAAATGCATCAGATGCAACTGTTATAGTTCCATTGATTAAAGAATATTTAGACGTAGCCGTTAAGAATGATGATCATCTCGTCAAACTAACGGCTATTGTCCAACGTTATATTTCTACTAAACAAACGATATCAGGTACTGATAGTTTATTAAGTGAAGAAGAAAAACAACAGTTATTAAAAGTAGCAGAGTCAATTGCTATTTCAGAATTAGAAGATGAACTAGATTCTATACAATCAGAAGATACCGAATTAAATCAACGTATACAAGATGTTACGACAAAGATAAAAACGGAGAATACACGTGAGTAATTCATTAAATGTTTTTATTGCTGAAGTATACGCATACAACGATTCTTATAAATCGCCTGAACGACACTTTGCAATTAATGTTTTAGTTCGAGAAGATTCGAATACTAAAATAATTGAAAAAGTTATACCATTAAATAACAATATTAAACAATTACCTATAGTAGGCGAAAACGTTTTAATCGTAGAAGGATATAGCGAAACTTCAAAAACAAAAGGAGCTCCACAAGAAGCAGATGGTAAAGAAATTCAAAGAGAGAAACAATGGTTTTATTTACCAGCTCCGGTAAATATAAGATTCGGATTAAAAGAAAATATAAGTTATAGTAATTCATCAGATGAATTATATCCAGCCCCAGTTGATCCAGAATTTAAAAATGCAGGGTCTGTTAAAGTTGCTGGATTACAGCCGTTTAAAGGAGATTTATTAATTGAAAGTAGATGGGGTAGTACTATTCGTTTAGGTTCTTCGTGTAAAAAAGATCCTAAAATTTATAATTTAGAACCGACATGGACAGGTGAAGTAGCCACAGATCCGTTAATGATAATATCAAATGGACAACTAGATTCTAAATTAGAACCAAATGTACAGTTTAAATTAGAAAATATTGAAACTGATATATCCAGTATATATTTAACGACTACTCAAAAATTAACTAAATTTAAATTAGGTGGCAAAACTAAAAAAAATCCATTAAAAAAATTTAAAGCTGAATCGGAATTTAATAAATCACAATTTATAGCAACAGCAGACCGCATAGTATTACAAGCAAAGTCTGATATAGCAGTGTTGGATTCTCCGAAAGCTATTGTGTTAAATACAACCGGATATATTAAATTAGGAAACGACAAAGCAGATCAGCCATTACCACACGGCCATGTTTTGTATAAAATATTACAAAAAATATTAAATCAGTTAAGTACTCCAATACAATGTGGTACTATGATGGGGTCATTTATGACAACGGCGGCTATCAAAGAAGCACAAGCCGAAATGAAAAATTTATTAAATAAAAACTTTTTTATAACAAAAAATACATATTAATATGAGTTCTATAGTACCACCATTAGATTACATACCAAAATTACCAGGTATGGGTGTTAATAAAGCAGTTAACTGGTTTGATGAACAAGCAGATAAAGTTGTTGAACAAGTTGCAAATTCGATACGCGAAGTATTAACATTGCCAGAAGACATAAAATGTGATGATCCTAGAATCACAAAAGCTAGAAAAACATTGGAAGATATATTAAAGGCAGTTGAGGATATTAATAAAGCAATACAACAATTACAAACTGTAATTAATACAATAAAAACTATAGTTAATACGGCAAAAACAATTAAAGCAGCAATCACTGCCGCACAATTACTTAATCCAATTACTGCACCGGTATTTATTGCTACTCAATTACAAGCTATACAAGATGCTACAATTGTTAATGCAATCGAAGCCTTAAAACAATTTAAATCAGTACCTCCAAGTGTATTATCTAAATTATCATCATTAATTCCCGTAATAATTGATGCAGCAGCACAATTAGCTAGACCGTGTGATGGTTCTAGTATAGATGTTACAATATCTCCGGAATTAGCAAAAGGTGTAAATGGTGGAGCTCCATCTAATATGAATGCTGGTTCTAGTAATGTGAGTGCTCCGATGCCTATACTAGTTGACGTGTATGATGAAACTAATGAAAAATTTTTAGGTAAATATCATATAATACAAACATCCCGGGATAATTTAAGTTATTGGTCTATTAGACTTGTTACGATTGATACATTTAATAATGCAGTACAATTGAATAATATAGGTGACATTGTTAGAATAACTTGTCCAGCGGGACAAATATTTAGAGCTCGCGTAATTAGCAAAGACGCAGTTTTAACTGAAAATGAATTTTGTTTGAAAACTATTGAAGAATTAGAGAGTATTTGTGCATTATATTATGGTGATGTTGATTATAATGATTGGGTAAAGACTGAATTCTATAATGAAGATAATGTATCGGAAGATGATTTAATATTTAGATCAGACACAATTGAACAATTATTAAGACAACAACAAGATTTATTAAAATCATTATTAGAAGCACCTAGTAAAGTGTATCAAGGTTCTGGGTTACCTGATCCTAATATAGGAAAGCCAGGAGATTATTATGTTGATTTAGCAACTAACAACGTATACGGTCCTAAATCGTCTGTAGAATTGTGGGGTACTAACAATTTTGCAACTGCAGGATCACCTGTTACAGATACGGGTGCAACTAATAGCCAATCAACAGGGATGGCTGATCAAACAAGTGATGCACAATCTCCAAATAATAGCGATACTAGATCTGAGTAAATATTCTGTGTCTGTAATATTTATATAAAAATGAATATTATGGACACAAAAACATTAGTAAAAGCACTTAAAGTAGCTGTACGTGAAGTTATAAAAGAGGAATTGACTGAAATTCTTAAAGAAGGGTTACAGTCGACGATTAATGAAATGAAACAACCTAAACGTACAACAAATATGCCAGGTCACAGAACACCCCCGCCGGCACCTAAACGTAAAACATCTGTACAATTCCAAGAAAATAAATGGGCATCGATTCTTAATCAAACAGATCCTATTATTGAAACCGAACCAATTGGGGTAAACAGTTTTGCAGAAATAATGAATGAATCATATGATACATTATCATTTACATCGCAAGATGCACAAGGGTTTGGTATGAATCGAAAAAATATATCGAACCCATCTAATATACCATCTAAAATGGAAGATCCGGAAACTGGAAAAGTATATGATGTTGCACCTGAAGTACAACAAGCATTGACACGCGATTATTCTGCGCTAATGGCTGCTATGAATAAAAAGAAAGGTAATTAATGGGCTTCATTTTCGAAACCGTTACTAAAGAAGACGATAAAATAGATGTTGGCTTAGGTGTAAAAATAACCAATGCTTCTTCTATTTTTAAATCGTTATACAATATTACAGACCAATCTCGAGAAAATTTAAAATCATTATTATTAACTAGAGTTGGCGAACGATATATGTTACCTGAATTTGGTACTACTTTATTAAATTCATTATTTGAACCAATTACATATGAGTTTAATGATAATGTTCGGCAATCAATTCAATCTGCTATACGTAAATGGTTACCATACATTAATATTAATGAATTAGAAATAGTAACTGCATTAGATGATCCGACGTTGCAACATATGGTTGAAATTACAATTACATACTCAGTACGTAATTTTAGTACGGAAACTATAAAAATATATGCTAGCGAAACTGGCGAAATTACTGTACAATAAACAATAGGAAATAATGGAGACAAAAAAAGATATATCATATATAGGGAAAGATTTTGGTCAGTTCAAAAAAAATCTAGTAGATTTTACTAAACAATATTTTCCAACAACATATACCGATTTTAATGAATCTGACCCAGGTTCTATTTTTATAGAATTAGCTGCATATGTAGGAGATGTATTATCATTTTATGCTGATACTAATTTAAAAGAATCTATAATAGAACAAGCACAAGAGCGAGGTAATATTTATGATTTGGCACGAGCATTGGGATATGTTCCTAATAATGTTGTTCCTGCTCACGTAATGTTAAATGTATGGCAAATAATTCCGGCATCTGGATCAGCACATGAACCAGATTATAGATATGCATTAAAAATTAAACCAGGGATGGAAGTATCGCAGAATGGAGGCCCGGCTATTTTTCGTACTTTAGATTCTGTAGATTTTCAGTTTTCATCATCATATGATACTACAGAAAAAACAGTATATGAAACTGATACTATAACCGGTGACCCTGTATATTTTTTATTGAAAAAATCAGTAAAAGCAGTTAGTGGCGATACAAAAACAGCAACATTTACTTTTAATAGTCCAGTACCATATGATAAAATTGTATTGCCAGATACTAATATTATAGAAATTATTTCGGTTACTGAGTCAGACGGCGATTCTTGGTATCAAGTTCCATATTTAGCTCAAGACACAATATTTGAAGACGTACCAAATTTAATTGAAAATGATCCAGACTTATATCAATATCGAGGTGAAACACCTAGTTTATTGAAACTAAAAAAAGCATCTAAACGTTTTATTACTAGAATGCGTAGTGATAATAGAATGGAGATACAATTTGGAGCAGGAATATCTAGCAATAATGATGAGGAAATTATACCAAATCCGAGCAATGTAGGAAATGGATTATCAGCATTTCGTCGTTCTGTAGATATTGATATCGATCCATCTAATTTTTTATATACAAGAACATACGGACAAGCTCCATCAAATACTACATTAACGATTAAATATACAGTTGGGAATGGATTATCAGATAATGTCCCTGCTGAAACATTAACAGTTGTTAAAAATGTAGAATTTAGTGAAAATATTAATTCTACAGCAAATACATCTTTAATTAATTTTGTAAAAAGTACGATTGCAGTTAAAAATCCAGATCCAGCAACTGGAGCTAAAACTTCTGATTCAATTCAGGATATAAAAAATAATGCAGCTGCATCATTTGCTACACAAAATCGTTTAGTAACTAAAGATGATTATATTATACGAACGTATTCAATGCCATCTAAATATGGTAGTGTATCTAAAGCATATATTGTACCTGACGACCAAATATCACAAAAAGAATTTGATATAGCATCGAGAATTGCGAATCCATTGGCGTTAAATATGTATGTAATGGGGTATAATTCAAATAAACAATTAACCGAATTAAATTTAGCTGTAAAAGAGAATTTAAAAACATATTTAAATTACTATAGAATATTAACGGATGCGATTAATATA